CCGTATCTTTTTCTTTTTCGCCATACTGCGTGGTCGCATTCGGGAGTTCAATAAAGCCCATATAGCATGCCGCCGCTCTGGCCGCGGTGATTTCCGCCTCAGACAGCCCATCCATATCGTTGAGGCGCCGGAGGGCCGCGTGCATCCAGGGCATCCCGCGTGTCTGCGGCCACCGTTCAATAATGCGCAGGTGAATGATGTCGTCCGCGGGGACCCGCTCAAAGGTCATCGGCTGGGTGCCCAGGAAACGGATTTCATTGGGGTGCGTGGTGCGGATCCAATAGGCAATCGGCTTGTAGTAGGGATCCACTTCAATGCCCAACCGGGAATTGTCCTGGCCAATCGCCGGGATCCCCTGATGGTCATCGGCAATCCGTTCGCTTTCGATCAATTCGAGACAGAGGGGCACTTGGGAATCGCCAATGCTCCGGTAATGCTTCCTGATGAAGATTTCCCCGGCTTCGAATACCTGGCCTATCGCCTGGCGCTCAAAATCGCAGAAGTGGAGGCTGCCCCCGGTATGGCACTGTTGGGCTGCGCACCAGCGCTCCCAGGCCAATTCGATAGTTTCGTTCACGGCGGTCTTGAGTTGATAGCGGGTGGTCTGGACCCGCGCCTGCATGCCGATCCCGGCGCCCACTACGTTGGACTGCACGATCACTTTCGCCCGCTTGGCAAAGGCCGCATCCCGACAGGCTTCCCTGGACCGTGCCCGGACCTTGACCAGGCTGGTGGCCAGTTCATGATCCTCACTCCCCGTCGTGGTGCCCCAGGTCAGGTTGAGACGCGAGGTGCGGGCCGCGGCATACATCCGGGCCGCCGGAGGAAACGGTTTGGGCATCGGCTTGGGTTTCTTGGGCGTCTTGGGCTTATTGGCCCGCGGTGGCGCCAGCCAGCCCAGCGGTTGCCATTTCCCCCAGCGGGCGCGTAAATCGTGGAATGTCATTTGTCCTTCGGTGGCTTATTGGCCTGGCCGGGCGGTTCATTCGGGCGCTCTTCAGTGCTCAGGATCGTACAGCTGGCATCCATTTCGACTTCCACGATGTGATAGGCATTGGCTTCGTCAATGTAGCCCAGCGTGACCTCATATCCCGTCGCGCCGCCTTCCATGGTGGTCTGCTTGGCTTCCAGCGCTTTGGAATTGGGATACGCCGCTTGCGCGGCAGCCACCGCTTGCTCCGTGCCGGGTTCAATCTCCGGCTCTTTGTTGTACAGGTCCTCATTGCTGGGTCGTGCCATAGCGGTTGCTCCTTTCAGGTGTCACGGCTGAAACGCACGTAAATGTTGCGGGGATCCCCGCCCGCGGGATGCTCCGACCCCTCGGCCACTTGCGCTTGTTGTTCCAAATACCAGTCATTCTTGCACCGGTCCACGTACAGGATCAAATCCTCAATGTTGTGCTGTGTATAGAGGCGCCCGTTGAGGGACACACTCTTGCCCAGTTTGACCTGTTGCCAGGCCGCCATGGCGTTGTCAAAGGCTTTCTTGGCATCACTCCGCAGATCTGCGGAGAAGTTGGTGGAGGCTAGGTTGGGCGTCACCTTGGTCGCGCCGCGGCCCACCCGGTGGCGCATCCCAAGTTGGGTCATGTAGGCTTCCCAGACATAGATGCCTGGTGCCAGGTCTTGACTTTCAGTGGCGGTAATGGTGACGAGGTAGCCTTGGCTGTCCGGGATCCCAAACAAGTCCAGGGCGCCGTCGCCCCGTTCGCCCCGGAAGGCATACGTCAGCTGCCAGCCATCCGCTGGTGGGTAGTCTGAGCGCTCGATGCGCCATTGGACGGTATCCCCGGCGGGAAATTCCAGGGGCTCAATTGCTGGCACTTGGGGCGCCATAATTGAGGTGACAGCTATACCTGCCTTTTTCGAGGAAAGCTAGTGGGCGGGCTTCCGACTTTTTCCTATTTCTTCCGGTTTCTTCCGCTTTCTTCCGTAAAAATTTCCACCGTACCGGGTTTGAACAGTCCTTTAACGGGTATCAACTTCCTCCCGGAAGGCATAGTGTACACCTCCACCAAACCCTTACTGACCCAACTACGCACGGTGCGTATTGTAACCCGAGTATAGACAGCCGCTTCGTCATATGCCATGTATTCTTCATTCCCAAATACAAAGGGCATGGCAACCTCCTTTTGTTGAAAAACTAGGGATGAACCTAGGAAGAAAGCGGAAAAACCTACTAAAACCTACCTTGCCGAATTTGCCGCACCGCGCTACAATAGGAGTAGCCCCAGGGGGGATGGGGGGAAAGAATTTTCCCCGGATCCCCCCTGAATTCAGATGAATTAAAACTCCTCTGGTGTGCGCGGTCGCACGACATAGGCAATTTCCTCCGCCGTCTCATAGATCCGCTCAAAGTATTCCGGTACGTATTTGCCCAGCCGGATCACGGGAATGATCACCACCGGTGTATTGGTTTCCAGCCGCTTGACTTCCAGGGGCAAGACTTCGCCGGGCCGATGATAGGGCCGCCCCTCCTCGTCATAGAATTTGAGCACTTTCATTCTAGCACCCGTGCCAGAGGTACACCGCTATGGCCAGCGGGGACAGGGCAATCGCCGCCATCACGGCCATCACGAGAATGGCCAGACCGATCCAGGCCACATCCGCGGCCCGTCCGCTCCGCTCCTGCTCCAGCCAGACTCGCATGTGCTCATCTTCGCTCATGGCATGGGCTCCGCCGTCATTGGCGGAATCGGCTCAAAATCGTCCTTAATGGTGAACATCACGCCTTCCCGTATGTTCCATATCAGATTAGACTCCTCATCCACGTGCGCATATTGCAAGTGATACACCGATCTGCCGTAGACTATGCATATCAACATGCGGATCATTTCCATCCTCCTACCCAGCCCTTTTGGCGCGGCCAGCCCGTCGCCCGCCGCCGGAGGTGGGGCGGCAAGGGGTCCACTTCCTCCGTGACGGGTGAGGGCTTGGGCGGTGAGGCGGTTGCCCCTTTCCGCATCGTATCCGCCAAGGCCAGGAGATTCGGATTCAGAATGGCCAGCGCCGCCAAGTTGTACACTTTGAGGTCCAGCGCCTCGTTGCGGTCCCGGATCTGGCGGTAATAGAACCCTTTGGCCACGCCCCGCTCATATTTCGTGCGCCGCTCCTCCGAAGCCAGCTGGGCAAAATACTCCATGTCATACCCCTCCTTGTCAGGGAAATGGCAATAGCCTGGGCCTGGCGTGGCCAGCTTGAACCGCGGAAACAGCGTGTCTTTCGCCGTATCCGTGCCAATCGTAAACAGGCTCACCTTGGCGATATTGGCGGTGGAGGGCCGCCCGACGAGGGGATGGCCCTGGAGCGCACTGCCTTTAATGGCGCAGATGCGGCGGATTTCGCGCGGCTTCACAAACGCATATGCCTCTTTGGTGTGGTGGCCGCCCGTGTCGAGGGCCGCCTGGACAATCTTCATGGCCACGCCACTTTCGTGCGTCCAGGCTTTCTGGAGCCACTGGTCCAGCAGGGCCCAGACTTCCGGCTGGCCAGGGGAGCCATAAAACCGTTGATAGTCAATGCTCCAGGATTCTTCATCCAGCCCCCAACCCACGGCTTCGGCTTCGATCCGGTCATCCTGCAGGTCGATCCCGGCGGTGAGCACCAGCACGCCGTGGGGACAGTCCGCCGGGTAGACTTCCTTGCGCGTGGCCAAATGGTCCACTTCCACCCGCTCTGCCGACTCCTCCCAGGTCTCCGCGAGGTTGGTATTGACAAACGTCTGTTGCTGCCGCAGGTCCCGCTTGTGGATCACCCGCGTCCACTCCTCCGCCAGGTGGGCCCAGGAATTGACCCAGCCATACGGGGCATAGAGGGCATTGAGATGGAACCCCGCAGTGCGCCGGGCGGGAAATTTCGCTTTCCAGCGCCCGGCGGCGAGCATTCGCGTTTTATAGTGCTCCGGGATGGCTTTTCGGCACTTCGCGCACTCATACTTCGCCAGATCCGGGCGGCCCTTCGGCCACTTCAGTTGCTTCCATTGCAGCGGCTGGACATAGCGGCAGAACGGACAGGGGACGTGATAGCGGCGCTGGTCACTGGCTTCATATTCCGGTTCAATCACGGAGGTTTCTTTGAGCAACGGCGTGGAACAGAGGAAGATTTTGTGCCGCGCATAGGTCAGGGTGCGTTTCTCCGCCACCTGCACCGGCGGGCCCTCGTTATCCACATCA